CTTGGTATTTCATTTTGTCGTATCTATGGAATTGCCTATAAAGATGTATAATTTTATATAAATCAGTTACGCTTTGCCCCATTTAATATCCTTTGCAGTGTGTGAAGCATAATCAAAACCAACATCAGTAGAAAAATGTAATGCTTGTGAATTAGGATTAGTTTTTCTTCCTTTAATTTTATCAAAGTCTGCCCAATGTGAAGCAATAGAAATAGATACAGTAGAATTATTATTATCTTCTTCAATACTTAAATTTTCTATTCTTCCATCAAATAATAAAAATGGATAATTTATTAATGCTTGGTTCTCATCTAGGAAACCTCTATACACCCAAGCTCTTTTGTCCATATAATCATTGTTAAGAAACAAAGAGATTATTGTTTGGTCAGCACCACCAAATTTAACTACTAAATTACTTACTGAAACCTCTGATGATTCTGCTGATTCTGAACTGCCTAAAAATAATGATGAAGCGACATAAGTATTTCCATCAAAAGAAATATCTTTATAATGATCTGTATAATAACTACCAGTACTTACTCCTAAATAAACTAATTCAACTGGATTTAATTTATTGGTAGATAATTCTGAAATTAAAGAAGCATTGAGTGATCTAGGCATTATAACACCTCTATAAGATCAACTTCATATTGGAAATAGTTTTCTGTGCCTACTGCGAACTCTTGAATATCGTTTGTTAATCCTACTGTAAAATCTACATTGTTATAAATTAAAACTGTATTATCAGATAAGTTTGCTCTTAATGGTGGTTCAATAGTTAATGTTCCTGCACCAGAACCATTTGAAGATAAATCTTCTACAACCATATAAACTTTTGTTTGACCAGTAAATCTTACGAAGTCACCAGCTTTTAATACGCCAGTTAAATTATTACCCATACCATCTACTGCGATTGTAGTATCACCAGCAGTATGAGAACCTACTACTGAAATAACTGTATTCGCTGAACCTCTGGTATCTGAAATAGTTTCTGGGATATAAGTAAAAGATTCTAATTGTGATCTTTGTTTCATAATGAAAGCCATTATCGGTGCAAACTCTGCTCTAGTCATAACTGGAAATTGTAAAACTAATCCAAACCTTTGCCCATCAATTTGTCTAGCTTGTCGTCTGCCAGAAGTTGTTGTGGAAACAATAGTATTTTGTTTTGAGCTTACTGATACTGCTCTAGTTGCTGGAGTTGAAGGAAATGTACCACTCATTATACTAAATTAGCTTTTCCTTTACTGTTAAGTGCTTGGTTCATAATATTAACAATAGTTGCTCTATTATCTAATAATAATTCTTTAACACCTTTAACATCAGTTGCAACAATCGTAAAGTTGAAGCTATTCGCTTTAGACTGCAAGTCTTGGTTTGGTACGATAGTACCATTGGAATTAGGTATGAACAGCTCTCTACCACGCTCTCCTACTGTATAAGGCGTACCTGCATTAACAGCACCACCCTCTGCCATAAAGAATGAACCAAAGTCAAAGGAACTAAATATAGAACCTAAATCAAAGCCACCACCCCCACCACCAAACATATTGCCCATACTTCCAATAATATCGCCAAGTGAACCACCGATAGAACTAAATATATCGCCAACACTAGAACTTAATGAAGATAGAATATCACCTATACTGCTTCCTATATTATTAAATATGTCATCAGTATAAGAACCTATATTAGTAAATATATCTGATACTGAAGTTAAAATACTATCAAATGAAGTTTTAAGTTTATTCCATAATTCATCAATTATATTTGTTAATTGTTTTCTAGCCATTTCTTCTGGTTTAGCGTCAGTAACTCCATCACCAATTTGTTTTCTTCTCTCTTTGGTAATTTCTTTTTCAATAGCTAATCTTTTTAATCCTAATAAAACTGCTATTTCATCTAAAGCTAATAAAGCAAGTTTAGCTAATTGTTCTTCAATTAATCCAGCAATAATTTTAACTAATAAATTTCTAGCTATATCAGCAAATGATGCTTGTAGGCTTTTTCCTAATACTATTGATTCAGCGATTGCTTTTGAAACATCTTTTATTCCACTAACCATTCCTTGTGCGATTACAGAATAAATATCTTTAAATTGTGCTTTTAAATCAAAAGCTGCAACTTGTAACGCTTGAACTGTTTTTTGTGTAGCTGATAATTCTACTGGTACTGTTGTTGTTTCTTCTACAACAGCTTTTGTTTTTGGTGGAACTACTTCTAATTGAATTGGCTTACCAAATACAAACTCTTTAAACTCTTTATATTTTCTTCTAATAAAATCTAAACCTTTAGCCATGTCATCAAATGCTTTGTTTAAATATTTTTTAATATTATCTGCAACTTCTTTTATAGGAATGAATAAATCAGATATTATTTCAGAAAATAAACCTATTAATGGATTAACTATTTGTAATGCAAAAATTAAACCCTGTAATATATTTCTAACAAATAAAGTTATAACATCTATAATCGGTTGTAATGCTTTTAATAATTCTGTTAATTGATCTACGAAACCAGCTAATTCTGCTTGATCTCCTATTTGAAAAAAACCAGCTTCTATTGTTTCAAAAAAATTTTTAAAAGAAACATTCAAATCAAAAATAGGTTTTGCTGAATTTTTTGCTCTTTTCTCTAATCCTATAAATAAATTATCTAAAATTAATTGTGAACCCTCAACAGTATTAGATAATCTTATTAATGCTTTTTCATCTAATCCTAATTCTTCTCTTAATATTTGAAATGCAGGAATACCATTCGCTACTAATTGATTTAAAGAACCTATATTAAAACCACCTTGTGCACCTCTAGCAAACAATCTTGCTAAATCATTTAAAGCATCTACTTTGTTGGTTGCATTACCAGCAACTTTTGTAAATACATCTAAAAGTTCTGTTGTTGGTTTAACTCCATTTTGACTTAATGTTAAAAATGTTCTTCCTACTTGACTTATACTAAATTGTGTTTTTCTAGCAAAGTCAGCTAATTCATTAAATGTTTGTGATCCTTTTTCAACAGAACCAACAGCACTTATAATGTTCCCTCTTAGTTCTTGAAATGTTTTTGTGACATCTATGATTTGTCTGCCTAATGATACTAGACCAACAGTAGCAAATCCTAATACTGCATTTTTAAGTGTGAAAAAACTTTGTTGAGTGTTATCGGTTTCTTTGCTTACGCCTTTTAAACTATTTTTAACATCATTAAGTGCTTTTGTGGCATTATCTATTGCGGAGATTGTTATTTTTACTTGCTGATCTGCCATAATTAAGTTTATCTTTTTCTGCCTTCACTTTAAAATACGCTATCCAATAATGAAATTCTTCCTCTGTTAAAGAAAGCATTTCTTCCATACTTTTTTTTAACTCATGACCAAGAGCAAGTATGGTATAAAGCTCTTTGTCAAACCTTACTTTTTTTCAGTATCTTCGTAAGAAGTACTATTCAACATTTCTGTTGCGACTCTAGCTATAACATTTGCATCAGCATTATTCAATAATGTTAGCTTGTCATCTAGCTTAAATATTTTATTTCCTTCAGAGTCTTTTGCTTTTAAAACGATAGCATCTACTAATACTCCTAGATCATCATTCTTAGCACCTTTAAAAAGATTTCTTTTCTCACCTAATGTAAATGGTGAGCAATATATTACCAAAGGTTTGCCTTCCTCGCCCCATTCAGCTACCTCAATCTTTTTAATGCCTAAAGATTCAAACTGTGCCTTTACTCTATCTATTACTGCCATATTCTTCCTTTTCTATTTAATAATTAATTAGCTGTTCCGATTGTTACTGCACCAGTACCTTGGAAAGTAATTTCTGCTTCAACCATTCCATCAAAAGACGCACTAACATTATAACCAGTTACGATTGCATCAACTGCATAAAACTTATCACCAGATTGATTTCCTTCTGGGAATAAATTTAAAGTGATTGATGAACCAACTGTGCATAATAATTGACCAGCATCAGCTTCGTCAAAAAATACACTTGCTGAACCCGAACTACCTTTTAAACCAGTTTTATAAGTTCTTACAGCATCACCCATTGAAGTATCTTCAATAGTATCTGCTGTTTGTTCTAGTGTATAGCTTCTTAGTTCACCTAAAACAGTAGAACCAATTTTAATTAGTCCTTCTGAACCAGTATGAGTTGCCATTTTGTTCTCCTTGTTTGTTTATATTAAGGTGTGCCAGAAGTGTATTGATACATAACTCGCACAACCATTCTGATACCACCTATTGGAAACAATACACCCTCATCAGTAGATACTTCTACTATTTGAGTTTGTTTTGCATATCCACCTCGTGTTCTATCAGAATCCAGTCTAGTTTCAATCGTAGAAATTAATTCATTTCTTTTTGTGTCAATATTTGTTGGCGTACCTTTAACAAATCCAATAATTACATAATCAACAGTAGCTTGTCTTGTTATGGTACTAGATGTCATTGTTTCATCTGATCTATTTTCATTACCAGTTTGTATAAAACAAGCTGGGTATTGCTGTTCAGATAATTCATCTACATTAAAAGGTTCTCTAGTTATTTTTTTAATAGTAATAGGAGATGTGCCAGTAGATATGGTTGTTATTATATTACTAGCTATATTTTCTCTTTTGCTCATAATCTGCTCAATTTAGTATATTCTTCCATAAATTTATTTTTAAGTAATGGTGCTTCATTATCACCTATCGCAAAGAATTTCCTTTTTCTTTGATTACCCATAGCTTTTAATCCTTCTCTAATTGCTGTGAAATAAATTTGTGCTTGTGTTGGTGAAGATTTCTGTGTCATATTAGATAACATCTTACCAGAAAAGAATAAATCTGGTTTAGTTGGTAATTGTTTTTCTTCTCTTATTTTTCTGTATTCAGGAGTATATTTAACAAAATCATTTCCTTGATAATCTTTTCCTCTTGCTGTTCTTCGTTTAATTAAAAACATTAAAAATTCAGCAGTTCTTCCTAATGACTTTTTAACTATTAAAGGTTGTTCTCTGATTTGTTTTTCAAAACCTTCAACGATTTGTAATACATTACTTTCAATATTTAATTTCATCTAATTAGTTTAAGTCTATGATAAGGTGCTTTTTCTGCATCTGCGACTGTATTAGAATCATCAGCATCATATTCAACACCATCTCTTAGTATAGATTCAAATTCATCAGAATACATTTGTTGATAATGTTTCATCATAACTTGAAATCTGTCAGGATTATCATTTGAATTAAATTTAGTAAGTTGTGGACAAGCATAAAAACCTATTACTCTAAATACACTTGCTCTTTTAAATTGTGCATCAGTCAATAATGTAGCGTCCATTTCTGTTGTGTTTAAAATTGCTATATCTCTATAAACTTCTTTTGAATAAACTGGAAACCATTTAATTCTTAATTCTCTCTCAATATCTGCTCTAGCTTGTGCGTGATAATCATTTGGTGATGTAAAATTAGCTATACCGAAAGTTAAAATATCTGGTTGGTAAAATGTTAAATCTGAATCTACTGAAAAATTAGCCATGTTATTCCTTTATAATATATTTTCTTCTTAATGTTCTAGGAGAAATAGATGCAAATATTTCTGCTTCTGTTCTCTCTAGGTCTTTATCAAATCCAAAATGTGTTTTTGATGTATGTTTAAACCTATCTACTAACACATAACGATAAACATAATCCTTATTCTTAAAATGTAGAATTGTTTTAGGATTGTCTATCTGTTTCATAATTAAATGGTGGGGCTTTTACACCCCACCGATTATCTTAATTAGATAGTAGTATCAGTTATAACTGCACAACCATAAGATTGTTTAATCGCACCTTTACCATAAGTGATAGAAGCCACGATTTCAGTTGCTCTTAGAGAAGCATCTCTTTGAGTTTCAACTTTAAAATCTTGTTTAAGTGCAAGTCCTAATGAAGCTGGGTGAAATACTGCACCATAAGCATCATCATTACCATCTGGAGTAATATTTGCGTTTTCAAATATTTGCACACCAGCAACAGTTCCAATGAAACCATCTCTCAATGCTTGATTTCCAATATCAGAAATAGCATTTGCTGAAGTATTATATCCAGCTTGAGTTAATGTTTTCTTTAGATTGTAAACTGCTCTAGGGTGGAATACACCATAAAGTGGAGCAGGTACATTTTGCATTCTTAATTTAGCAACAGCTTTGAAAATCAAATCTGCGTCTAATTCAACTGCCGCACCACCAACTTCGTTAGTAGTAAAGTTCACAAACAATGCTGCTAAATCAGTATCAACTTTTTTAGCGATTGCATTTCCAAATAATTGACCAATGTCAGCACCAACATTTCTTGATGCAGAATCTCTGCCAAGGTCTGTAAGTGTAGTCATTACGCCAACTTCCGAAGCTGTGATAGTTGCTTCAGTTGGGTTAATTGCTGTGTTTGTTAAATCAGTAGCTTCGTTAACAGCGTTTGCTGATACAGTAGGATATACTGGTACTGATATAGTTTTTCCTGATCCAGTTATTGGATAAGTAGTAACAAGAGGTCTCATTACTGAAGTTTCTTCAAATGTGAAGATAGCTTCTTGTGTTATATTTTCAAATAGCTCGTCCAGCGTACTTGAAGTTGTTTCGTTTGCCATAGTTTTTAGTTTTGTTTAGTTGTTAGTTTCATTTTAAATAAACCTTGATCTCTTTGTTTCCTCATTTCAGCATATAATTTTCTGTCATTCGGATTATTTAAGTCAAGATCACTCATTTTTAATGGTTTGGGTGCAGAACCACCAATCTTACTTTGTGAACCTACTCCACTTTGAGTAGCCATCACATGATGTGGATTGTTTTTTAAATATTCGCTTACCAATTCATTTACTGACATTGGTTCGCCTTTTTCTGAATACCTTGGAGTTCCATCTTCGTTTATAACTTCAACAGAACCTTGGTCGTTTAATCTAACATTATTTCTTAGTAGTTGTTTAACTTCTGCTGGTTTAACAGCTTTCATTCCACTTGCTACATTGACTAATGTTTCGTCTATACGAATCCTTTTTAATTCAGATTCCAACGATTGAATTTTTTGATCCTTTTTTGATACTGTTTCTTTTAAAACTTTATCAAACTCACCTCGTTGTTTGGCGATTTCAAGTTCCTTTTCTTTTTTCTCTTGAATTAGCTTTTTAGCTTCTTCAATGTCTATTCCATCAAGTTTATTAGAAACAGATTTTTTATATCTGTCTAATCTTCTTTGAACTATTTGTTCTAACTGGTCAGCAGTAAAAACTTTGTTCTCAGTTTCTTGATTTTCAGAAACTTCTGTTCCAGCTTTTGTCTGAGGTGCTGTATTCTCAACCGAGTCTTTTTTAACTTGCTCGTTCATAACTTAACTCCTTCATTATTGTTAAGATTATCAAATATCAATAACTGCAAATAAATGCAAGTTTAAAGAGTAGAATTACCTTCTTCATCTACCCAGCTAGGATCTATTGGTTGCCAACTGTGCCTACAATTATAACCACCTCTAACTATGAATGGACTACCTTGATCTCTGCCTTGACCAGTATCATTAGCCCATATTTCTCTAATTTGTTCTTCTGTATAAACTTTACCAGCGTGTTTTCTGCAAAAATCCCTAGAGTCTTTTATGATTGAACCATAATATAAATAGCTAGTTAATCCTAGTTCATCTGCTCTAAATTTAGCTAACTGTCCATCAAAGCCCATAATAGAATCAGTCACTAATAAACTAGCATATTTAACAAAGCTATCACCAGCAGTTGTTCTGCCATAAACTTGTTTTAATTCATCAATAGCTGTTTCTACTTGTGCACCATCAGGATTATTAGCGATATATTCTACAAGCTGTTGTGCTTTTTTATTATCTGAAAATTGATAAATGCCATTTATTTTTTCTCTAATTGTTTGCACCATATCATTAAATGATCTGCCAACTAATGTTGATTGATAAACCTCACCAGCTAATGTGTTCGCTAATTCGTTTCCTAAATTTTGAAAGTTAGTAAAAGCTAATTGTTTTAATTGTTGAATAGTAACTAAATCAGCTTGTGTTATATTTTTAAATTCTGCTGGTATAGGTAGTTTGCCATAAGTTGCTACTATAACTCCTGCAATTTTATCGTAATCTTTTATAAATGTTTGTACTGGCTTTAGATAAAATTCTTCAATGGCTTGTTGTAGTCTTGGTCTTATTTCAATCGCTAATCTTGTTGAATATAGTTCACCAGTTTTATTAGGAAGTTCTGATGCTATATTAACGACTTCTTGTTCTAATCTTCTTAATGTTTTAAATAAAAGTTCTTGATGTTGAGCTTCTAGGTTATCTATTGTGCGTTCTCTAATCGCTTGTAGTTGTTGTAGAATATCTTGTGCCACATTAAACTGTTGGTAATGTTATTGGTTGTTGTGGGAATGTTCCTAATGCTTCTGTATTCTGTTCTATTTCAGAATCAATTTGTTCTAATGTAGCGTCATCATCAATAACACTTTTAGCAATTTGTTTATCAATTTCTTTATTAAATGTAGGTGATTTAATATTACTAGCTTTTGCAGCTTGAAGTAATTCTAAGTCAGTAGCCCAATCTCTAATATCAAATGTTTCAGGATATTCAACTTCACCATCAAATACAGTTTCTTGCCACTCAGCAAACAATCTCCATATTTGTTCTTCAGCTAATTGCATCAATTTAGATTTTTCTGAAAGTCTTGCATTTAATAATTCAAATTCTGTTCGTAGAGCAATACCAGAAGCAACTCTTTCACTTGTTGCTCTTATTGAACCTACATGACTTAATCTATTTATTGCATCAACTTTATGTGTGATTGACTTTAATACGCCATCTAAATTACTGCCACTTGGTTGTAATATGTATGGTTTTAAATTAGCGTCAATATTGTCAGGGATTTCTATAATGCTACCAGCACCAGCACCTGCATCTGTATCTCTTGTTTTAACTAATGATGGGTGATTTGATAATCTTATAATTTGTTCTATTTCAGATAATTCATTGTAGATAGCTTTTTGTAAATCAGCAACATCAGTTAAATCAGAAACTCCTATGCCACGAATTGGGCTTCTTTGATTGTATAAAATAACTGCTGGTATTTTGCCAATAGGATTTTCTAGTGTTTCAATTAATTTAGGTTCATCTCTATTTCCAATAGATAAAAATACACAATCAACTCTATCTGGGTACCATAATTTATAATATTCACCCTCTGCTGATATTGATTCTCTAATTTTTAAATAATCTAAATAATAATAACCAGCTTCATTTCTTGTGTAATGCCAATCTAAAACATTTTCAGGAGTGTATAAATTTATATATGGTCTTATTCCTTGATTTAATTCTTCTGCTCTTGTCATCACATTAGTTTTTGGCTTATCCATAACTAACCACATCTGACCATAAACAGAAGCGTACCTTTGTGCTTCTCTCATTAAATCGTTAAATGATCTTCCTTCTAAATCTGCATCAGATAAAAATTGTGATACTGATGGATCTTCTTCTAATGTTCCTAATTTTCTGCTTGGATTAACTCTAAATAAAAATGATGAATAAATATCTATAACATTACGACAATGATTATCTAATGGTGTGTATGATAATCTTTTAAAGTATTCTGATTCTAATTCTAATTGATATGCTTGTAAAAACTTACCATCTGCATATTCTTTGCCACCTAAATAACTTCTTATAAAATATTCCCATCTAGGCATTAAACCTTTATAAATATTATTTTGTAATTCTATATCTTCTCTTGAATATGCCATTATGAAAATCTCTTAGGTTTTGATTTAGGTAAATTAGAAGTAATTGGAAATAAATAATCTATTGCGTAGCCAAGTGCATCAGTCATGTGATCGTAACCATTATTTTTTTCTGGTTGATTTGTACCCTCTTTATAGACTTGCTTCATTAAACTATTTATTAGCGTTTTACAAGAATGATCTATAAATATAGATCGCTTTCCGTCAAAACTTTTTAATTTTGAATTAACAGCGTTAATCCTATCCCTTATTAAAGGGTGACTAGATTTACATTTAACATTAAGCCCAGCATTTTGCAATATAGTTAAGTCTGTTCTTCCACCTGCACTAGTTTTGCGTTGCCTACTAGCTGGGTCAGGATAAACTACAATCTTTTGTTTAGGGTATCTATTAAACAATTCATCAATAAATTCATCAGTATTAGAGCTGTAAATAACTATTTCATCAAATACTTCTACAACATTATTTTTGATATGAAATAAACAAGCACTCATCGGATCAATATTAAAGTCCATTCCCAAGTGAATAACTGCTTGTGGATCATATTTACATTCTTTAATGTTTTGTTCTCTATCAAAGTTATAATAAACAACTCCAGCATAGGTTTCAAAACTTGCTAAATATTCTTGCCTAAATGTTCTTTCATCTAAATCTTTTTTAGCTTGTTCTATTTCTGCTTGTTCTACTTGCCCACCCTCTAGTGTTGTGTATTTGAAAGACTTCCATTCTTTGTCATCACCTAAACCTTTTTGAAATATATTATAACTCCAGCTACCGAATCCTCTTGGTGTTCCAGTAAATAATACATGACCATTAGCGTGTTTATCAGATATGGTTGGTCTTAATACTTCAGTCCACGCTTCTTCAGGTATGTCAGCAAATTCATCAAGAACTAAAAAATTTAATCCTACTCCTCTTAAATTGTCAGGAGATTTATCAGCACCTTTTAAACTTATTTGACAACCATTCTTAAGTATTAATGTTAAATCAGATTCATTAGTATATTTAACCCACCTAAAGTCAGTAACCTTTTTCTTTAAAGGTTTCCAC